TAATTTATCAACAATGACGTAGCCTAATGCGTCTAAAGCGTGATTAAAGTCATCTATTGGCTCGTCGGTATAATTCCCGTACTTATCCTGGGCGTAACACCAATTAGCAGACTCAGTCCAAAGTTCCGTGCTTTCCTCCACGAAGTAAAGCTGTAGCCCTGTCATCAATGATATTCGATTCTTTAACCCCCCGGCCTTTGAGCATTCGACAACAAAATAACCGTGAAGAATAGACGGGAACTTCAACCGATCTGATTCAGATATTTCATCGAATTTAAAACCTCCCTTTAATTTCTTTATAGCGTCCTTGTCAGCGTGATCCGCTACTATCCTATCGCTTGCTTTGAATCCTAATGTGTGATAGATCTTAGCAAGTCCTAAAGCTGGAAGAGGTTTGTAATTAAGTAATCTTACATATGCTTTCCCTTTATCGAATTTAACCCCGACAAGGGCCGCCGGTGAAGCTGTTCCAAAATCCTGTCCAAACGTTTCTTTAATTGGTAACGCTAAATAATCCTTAATCGATATCGGTTTGATCTTCGTTAAGATTTGACCCTTTCGCCCTGTTGATGCAAGTCCTAAAATAGCCGTTCGATAATAATGTAAATCATAATTGACTGATTCAGGATCCCCATATGATCTATATTGGGCTACAATGTTATCCGGCAAAAACTTATTATCCGTATAATTTGACTGAATGCAAACAAAACCTTTTAATGTTTTAGGTGATATCTCATAATATCCATCCTCGACTAATTTTATATTGAAATATCGCTTAATAATCCAATGCCTAATGTCTGGGGTATTCAGGATAATAATAATTAAACTGCCATCCTTCCTGAGTGAGTCACTGAAGGTATTGAACTTTGATACATCCCTGACGTCTTCAGCCTCTTCAATAACCGCTATGTCAATTTGTGATACCCCCTTGAGGTTCGCTCTCTTTTGATTATCCGATGCCCTGAATCCTTTTGTAAATACAGACATTTCACCAGTCTTCTTGCTTTTGATCCCGCTTTCCTGGACTTCATAGAATTGATCTAAAAAGCCGTTCTCGTTGGCCGTTGCATATCGCTGTTTTATTTCGGAAAGAATGGATTCTTTGATCTGTTCTTTTTCATCCCGAAGGATAACACAGCGTTTTTCTTTGATTGTAGACTGGTAAGCAATGTATTTGCTTGCTTCATACGTTTTTGCGCCTCCACGACCGCCGATAAGAATTACAATCCTGGTCCCTGCTGGCAAATCATATAAGATTTTGAACTTATCAATACATTCTACTATTGCCATTTTGATAGTGAAATACGCAATTTTATTGCTTTTGTTTTTATAAGTCCCGGGAGAGTTTATAAAGAGTTGGGAGATATCGTTTCTTTTTGATTCCTTTTTGATTATCTGAATACCGTTTCAATATCGGAAAGATTGATATTTGTTTTAACCTCAATCTTAGAAGGTGCATCAAACCCTAATATCTTACTCAGGCTATCCAAGCTCTTTTGTTTATCGTAAAGCTTTAGTTTAACCCATTCCTCGACAATTGCCTCGCCGTCCTTGTTGATAATTCGGGACTCTTTCGTTTGAATCTCTGCAATACAAGACTTTTCAGCATTTGTTAAGTTCTCAAAGTCTTTCAAGGTCATCCAACCATCCTTAAAATTGGCAAAACTTGAAAAAGCAATCTTTGAATGTTCATTGATAATTTTTAATGCTGATATCCCGGCTGTTTCGGCCAGATTATTTTGCATTTCTGCAATTCTTGACTTAATCTCAACTTTTATCAAGTTCTGTCTTCCAATTTCAGCTGCACACTTAGAAGAATATCCTGAGCGGATGGCTGCTTGAGTAGCGTTAAAATCAACACAGTACTCATAACAGAATCGTTCCTGTTTAGCTGTTAGCTTAATATCTTTAACTTCTTCCATATCAATTTAAACTATGTTGAATTATCCCTATAATAAAGGTAATGAGAACTACCGCAATCCAAAAGATACCGTTTAAAAAACCAACTATTAGCAGATTCCTTACGAACTTATTCTTTATATCACCTACTTTCATACCCTTACAAAATAAAGTGATTCATTACTTGCATTATCCTTATCATGACAACAGCATGCAGGCCTCCATGGGTTACCGGCCCAGCAGTCAAATGGAACGGAAGAGAAAGCGCACAACGAGCAAGGCAGTACGGTTTTTTCATAATCGAATGATTTATTTTTCTTTTTGTCTTTGTGAACCAGGTACAAATCTGCTACTCTCTGTGATTTAACAAGTATTCCATTAACCGGACCGGTTGTGTTAGGCTGTAGATATTGTTTCATAATTTTACCGTAAATTAAAACTCATATGTAAAAATATTTAATATCTTTCGCATAAACATCATTAATTTTAAGATTGTGAACGCAAACCGACCACAAGTTAATCCGTACCCTTTTAGAATACGGATTAAGTCTTATTTTACCTCGATTAAATACCGATTACTTTTTTTGATAATCTTACACTTGGAAGGCAGTATCTCTTTTTTAATCATTCTCTTGATCGTTGATTCTGATACATAGGAGTTATTTATGGGGAAAGTTTTTGCATATTCTTTTGGTGTGTAAATCATGCCGGTATGTTTAGATTCTGAATATTATTTTTTTTTGATTATTATCACAAGCTCTATTTATACCATCTGCCACCGCAATACGCACACCTGAAGTCTCCACAACCACCGGTCACCTGGTTCACTTCTTTTACCGGGAGCTGGCAATGACAAAACATTTCACCGTCTTCTTCTTCAGGTTCTGCAAGTATTCCAGGATAATCCCAAAAACTAAGTTTTCCTTTTGCTGGTATTGGTTCGGGAAATAGAATTGGATTAGCAAGAACCCAATGAAAGCAATACATATCACCCCATGCTTTGTGTAGACTATCTTTTGATTTCAAACAGTCAATTATTTCAACACTTCCAATGATAGCCCCTTTTATGTAAGGTTTTTTAATTTCTTTAATGAACTCCCTTTGATATTCACTAGTCATTGAATTTCTGAAATCAAAATCTTTCAATGCTGCATGAATTAAAATACGCCCTCTGAACTTAGTTGGCCATGTTCTATTTTCTACATCTTTAATTCCTTTACAAATTAGCGATGCCCATGGCTGTTTAATTGTTATTGTTTTCATATTTTTTCTATTTTGATTAACTTATATGAATTTCGCATTTTAAGGCTGATTACAGCTATCCATTTACAAAAAGACTCTACGGTGTCAGTATAGGTGTTTAATTCCTGTGTGCCCCCGTTAGATTGATTCAGGGAGAATATTCCTGTGTATTTCATATTACTTGATTTATTTGTTTTGTAATCTATCTGAAACTCTCTCCTTCGAACAAAATCCTTTTGGTAGTTGCTTTTATCCTATCCATGATTCGGACTCCATACCTCGCTACAAGCTGCTCGTAATTCAAATTAGATGTGATTACGATTAGCTTTGATTTCTTTTCAACAAAGTCCATAATTTCACAGAATGCATCTTTCCGGTTTCCATAATCTAAGATTACCTCTTCCGTTCCAACATCATCGAGTGCGAATAATTTCTTTGAAAGAATTTCATCGTAACTTGTTTTTAAGTCCTGAACATCGTAGTATCTGAGTACCTTACCTGTTCCAGCCATTAAAATAGATGGAATAACATACTTTGCAAGCATGGTCTTGCCCCTACCGCAATTTCCGTACAGGAATAGACCTAACCCCTTGTTGTCTTCCAACCAATCGGATACCTGTTCATACTCCTTTGTCCATTTGAAAGCCGGAACGAACTCAGTAAAAGATTTTGAAATTAACTCTTTCGCACCCCCTACTTTGAAATAAACCCTTTCATCAGGAACCTGCATATTATGCTTTTTCAATAAATCCTTGTAACTTTCCATGATTTTAAAATTTAGTGTAAATTTCTTTTCCTGTCAGGGTTGCGATGTTAGAGCCTAATTTCTTTTGCTTTTTTGTTTGTTCGCATTTAAACCAGTTCGCAAAATGACTTTTTGCATCGTTGGGAGTTTTTCCGGTTTCGCCCCGGGACTTTAAAAGTTCGACAAAAGAAATTATAAAGGGCTCAAGTTGGATAATGGTAATTTTGTTTTGCATACAAATCACATCGCACCAGGATTGATCTTCTTTTAAAAATTCCCCTACTTTTTCGATATCAATAAAAAATATTTTCTCGGGCGTAAAATCTCTCTCTTTCTTTTCTTTTCTTTTTATTTCCTTTCTTTTCCTTTGTGCACTTAATGTAACATCAATCGGGTTTAATGTTACATCAATAGACATTAATGTAACATTAACCATTTTTGAGACATCTACAAGCAAATATTCTGAAAACACATCTACTTTTTTAAGTCTTCCCGCAATATCAAAAAATCTATTTTGAATACCCTTTGATGTCAATACTCCGAACGAGGTAAATACAGCTTCATTAAAGAATCCACGTTTAACCAACCCTTTGACAATTTCGTTTACCAAACTTGAAACAATACCACCACCCACTGATTTTGTAAACAGCAAACATTGGTCATCACCCCATTGGTAAAAATAGCCTTCTTTATAAATTTTACATAATAATCGTATTGCGACAACCGAACCTTTTAGACCGAATTCAGCTTCTATGAGTTGCAGTTTATCATCTTCAAAAAAATCTACATTCATCGGAAAATAATCTAATCCTTTTTTATTTGAACGTCCCATTTTATAAAATCTTAATGTATTGTGAATTGATAGTGTCACCCACCTGAATCTTTTTATCTCTTTGCAGCCCTTCCAGCTCATTCCTGACAGAATCCCAGTGTTCTTGTCCTGCAACCCTGTTTATTTCATGGAGAAGAGCGTGGTGGGGTTCTATCCCCCGCCTTTTCTTGTCCTCTTCAATTTGATTAATGATTTCAATTGCTGTCATAACCAGAGAGTTTTTGCGATTTTTAACAACTTCTCCATCTCATTCACTTCTTTTTTTGCATAAGTCAGAGAAAATGAGTGTGATCTTTCAATTGTTCCAGTTTTTAATCCCTCGTGTTTTAGTTTTGCTTTTTCAAGTTCGAACTCATAAAATTCTAAACTTTCAGGCATTGACAGGTTAATAGTATTAGCTCTACCAGCCCAATAAGCAACACGGCTTTCGTATTCTTTTGCTTTGTATGAAAGTTCAACCGCCTTACTCATTCTATTGTGATTTCGTTCAATTAAGGCACGATGTCTGTGTTCTGAATGATGACCAACTTTAATAGGTTCTCCCAAAGCGAGAAAATCAGACCCTTCGTGCGACGCCTTCCAATAAGCATTGCTTTTATTTTCTGCATTTACAGAGGCTGTTTGAAGTTTTTCAATTTTCTTTTTAGCCCATTCCTGGGCGTTAAAACCATCGGCGCGAACAATAGAGTAAAAATAAAATCCATCTTTTTCACCGATAAAATTAAATACGATGCATTCGTTTTCTTTTCCGTATTTTGTTTCTACTAAAATCGTTTCACCTTTCTCGTGTCGTTCTGTGCATTTGGCTAAAAATACATTTGGAACATATTTGCTATAAGTATTCATGATTAATTTATTAGATAATTAAGTTTTTCAATATCTTCTTCCTCCCATACGTAATGGAGTGCTGCTCCCCGAAGGTTGCAGGTTGTTTTTAATCCTAATTTTACAGCATACTCAGTCATTTCTGCTTGTCTGAATTTCCGCTTATGAATTTTCTTTAATCTATTTGCTACTTGAGTGGGTGTCATACCTGTTGACCCTCCCACTTCCTAATCTGTTGTTTGATTCCTGACAGGACTTTATCCCAATCATTCCTCACTAACTTAATATAGCGGGTTTCTGTAGTCCTTACTCTGGTCA